TGCCACGGCATGATCCCGGTATATAACAACGAAGCTCCGTTGAATATTCTCTCTGTCCATCGCGTCGACCAATCGACCTTTACTGCGTTTGGCCCAGACTTCATCCATAAGCATACACGGCACGTTATTTTCTTCACATGCTCGTTTAGCTTCGCCAGTCGTGACTGGGCCGCGGAAAGAGGCGATCGCGTTGATGGCTTGCACGTTACCCGCGACGCAATTGGCCAAGGCAAATCCGAAACACCCACCGTCACGCTCCCGCACGGTGAACTGCCGCGGCTCTTCGACCTTGAGTTCATCTGGCAGGCGCTCAAATGGGGTCCGCGCGACGGCGATCGCTCGTGTCCACATGTCAAAGATCACGACCGGATCTCCCCCCCATACCTGGGCCCGAGCTTCAGCATATGCCTGCAAACCGTGCCTGGCCGAAATTGCCTCAATGCGCTTCACGTCTGCAGCAATGCCCGCATGCTGTATGCTGTTGCGCCTCCGAAAGGCATACTTCAGCACAGTGCGCAAGGCCTTGTAGACCACCATGCCGCCGGGCAGAACAGCGCGACTAATAAATGTCACGCCGTTCTGGCGCTGGTTGCGCTCCTCGACCTTCCACGTCAAGCCCTTGTTGGCCATGGTCGCATCCCGGATGCTGCGATATCGCCACTCAGGCTCACGATCCATTGTCACATCATCGCCCGATTGACATACGCGCACGTCCGCAAGCTTCGCGACGCTGATCAGAGAGCTGAACGCCATTATCTTATTGATAATCAACGTCCACGGATCTCCGGAGGCAAGGCTCATGTTCAGAACGAACTTGAATGGGTCCTTCATCATGCGGACCTTGCGCTCTGAACGGATCTCCATCGCCAAACTCCCGAGGCCATACTTCTCGGCGGCCATCTGCAAGAAAATGGAAGCCACGATGATGTGCACGGGCTTGTGGGACGAGTCCTGCTTCTCAATGTCGAGCTCGTAGCTGCGATCAAAGGTCGCGAGGAAGCCTTCCACCTCAGCCTCGTGATATCCAACTGGAGAAAGCTTGCCCTTACGCATCGACCGGGCCCAGGCATGTGTCAGAGCGTCACAGCAATCAGCAAAGATTGCCTGCTGCATATCGCTCGCGCTAATAACGCCTTGTGCCTTTAGCTCGCTTGGGCCATCTTCCATGACGCTTGGCTTTTTCGCGAACTCCGGCTTCAAAAAAGCAAACGACAAGCATGACGCCGCGGTTTCCGTGTTCGCGTAACACCCATCAATGACCTGAGTGCGGCTCTGTCGCTTGAGTGCCGCCCGTCTAGAATTAGCGATATGTGAGTGAAATTTTTTCTTGTCTATCACCTCCTCAAAGATGAGCTCCACTATGCGCTCAGCATCCTCAAAGTCTCGCGAGCAAGCCGCAACATTTGCCACCGCGCGTGTCATCGCCTGTGACTGGTCAGCGCCCGGGTGGTCTCTCGGCTGCGATGTGTAGTTATCAAATGTGTCATCGCAGGGGATGCCTTCATCGCGGAACGTCACCCCGGCACACAGCTCAACATTGGCTCGGATCTCCGATGTGGACAAGGGCTCCCCGTCAGCAGCGAAAACGGTGGCAATCGTGATTGGGTCGGTGAGCTGGGCCTCTACCAGAGACGACTCGACCATCGGCCGCTCAACGATATGCTCCCACGTGCTCTCGCTCTCCGTCCGCGGCTCGATAAGGTCCCAAGACGTCCCACACAACATGAGTGTGTCTGATAATGTTCCGTTGACGGAACGCTCATCAAACCACCTCACGTGCGTGAATGCCTGCAAGGAATTGACCACCATGACTGTGCCTTCCCTCGCTCGCGTGATGGCAACCCCCATGTGCGCATTCTGTTCTGGTGCACCGAGCCATCGGAGGTCGCCCACCAAGGCAGTACCGACAAAATGCATGATAGTATTTGTCGATCGCCGCCCTTGGCATTCGTGCACTGTATTGCACTCCAAGCCTCGCATCTTCGCGACCTCCTTGCCGACCTGAGTGCCCTGCATGCATATGTCGCCGATGCCCGGAAGCAGGGTCTCTTGCGCCTCGAGGGTGTATCGGATGGACTCACAGTCCCTGGTCCCGACAAAGAGATTCTCGACGAACGTGTCCGTTACCGTAGTGGTTAGGTACACGACCGCCGCATCCCACCCCACAAAAGTGGTAGGAGTGATCATCACACACGGGCATGCCTGGGTCAGGAGTGGGTTACCGGTTGGAGAGAACACGTTCCCAATCTGGCGGCGGTCCCCAACAGTTACCAGTCCTGCGCAGCGATGTTGGCGGTTCATAATGGCCTGCAAGTGCTCAGGGTCAAAAGCGTAGCACTCGTCGACTATCACATAACGAGCCGCGTACTTTACCTCAAGAGCCTCATGCTGGGTCACTACCGAAGCGCGCATGGTTGGGTCCAACAACCCGAGGTTCTCTTGCCATTCCCGCTTCAGCTCTCGCGTTGGCACAACCACGAGGTCGTTCGAGGTAATCCACGCTCTGATCCCCTTTGACTTGCCTCCCATCGCTAGGCCAGTGACGTGAGCAATCCACTTCTTCACGGAAGGGCAAGTGAAAAGATCCTCAGACCGAGCCAAGACATCATTCACGTACTGAATATTGCCTTGGCCAGCCTGTGCTGCATACCACTGTTGCATTGCCGCCTCTGGAGCTATCTCAACACCACCGTCCATTGCGGACACGGCTTGAATGAGAGCGTACTGGATCCGTGCACCGCGCTCATCAGGCGAGATGTAGTTTGGCCCCCGAATATGTTCCGGGTTCACCACATCGCCATGCTGCAAATCCATGAGGCGATGTATTGGCCCGAAATCGTAAACACCATCCGTGGAATCCAGCAGATTGATGTTGTACGCGCCGTCATCCCCTGGGACTCGGAGCGTGCCCGCAGCGAAAGCCTCGCGGATATCCATGCCTGCAATTGGTCGTAGAGGCAGTGGCTTCGTTTCGGGTTCGCCACGTATAGCAAAACCCATCTTCGCCCGGACCTCCAACGGTGCCACCTTGACCTCTTCGCGCAGCATGTGGATCATCTTCGTCCGTTGGTCGCCTGAGACCGACCGGCAATCGTGATGAAACGCAGTCAGAAGTGTAGTCGTTGCACTGAGCCGACGAGCGTGGGAATTAAACTTGCCCAGGAACAACTTGATCTCCGACATGAAGTCTGAATACGGCAGACCGTCATTGAGAGCGAGTTCGGCGGCGACGTCAGGATCTATCAGCTTTGACTCCATTGCGGTCTGGATCTCCGCGGAGTGATCCACGGCAAACAGCTCATAGAAAGTCTCAACGATATCGATGCAGGCAGCCTGGAAATCCAACGACTGTGCATGTTGCGCAGAAACCCAGAACTTCTGGCCCTTGATCTGCTTCCAGTTTAGCCGGTCAACAAAGGCTTGCACTGTCCGCGTTGCATCAGGCTTACCCGTGATGCGGGAGACGACCAAGACGCAGTCCAGGACTACTCGCATTGAGTCGATCGTGAAACGCAACCCCAACAGACCCATGACAGCAGCAAGATCAACGTACGAAAAGGCTATACACCAGGTGTCCCTAAAATTCCGGGTCAATGGATCTAGCCACTTCCCCGGATCTACCACCCAACCGCACAATGAACGCCAAGCGCTGATAAAGGTATTCTGCAGAGCCGCTGGGTCTATCTTGGCCCCGTATATTTCCTCCATAGCCCTTTCTGATGCTTGGTCAAGCGTCATGGTCCCAATGTCTTTCCGATAGGCTTGCAGTACGGCGTCGACTGAGGATGCGACACCCATGGCCATTGCGACTGGCTGGGCATTCCGAAGGCGAGAAGTCACCGCACCGAAAACGGCTGACTTCGCGGCCTCCAACTGCGATCCGGCCCTGAGTGTGTTCATGTTTTTATCAGCCATTGCATCTTGCACCTCGGAATAAACCACAATCCAGCAAGCCAATGCTTCCGCTTCTGAAGCTGTCAGTGCCACTCGCGGTGTGACTTGTGTCCCCGAAATAGAATACGTGACGACCGATTGGCGCAAAACGATCATTGCATTGGCTGGGCTCTTGATTGCCTGCGTGCGGTATGTGGCCAACATCCTGTCCATCCCCCGCTTTTCGACCAAAATCATGGGGCGTGTCAGATCAGGCATGATGACCTTGACGAAGTAATACACGCCATGTCCAGGTAAACAGCGAGTCGCGTATCCCCTTGACAAACTGAGCTCATAATACTGAGACGCGTGGTTTCCGAACACCACAGTGCGTCTCAATGAGCGGCCAGCAGCATAGGTTGGCGCGAACATCTGCTTCACGTTCGTGACGCTCTGGACATAATCCCCCCCGTCCTCGAAGCTCGAGATGACTTTACCAAAAGAGATTTCCGTGGTCATGTCGATTAACGCATCATGCACCTTACGACCGATGAGCACCCGCCAATCAATGGTAGACAAGGAATAGCCATTAGCAACACCGGCTGCAACCATCAAACGCGTGAGGACCTCAGCGTTTATGTTGGGCTCAATGTTCAACAGCAGCAGCGAAGTAACACCACAACGCGCGAAGTGCTCAGCAGCCTTCTGCCACGATTGACCCTCGAAGACACGACCACTCGCCCTCGCAGTAGCCAGCACAGTGCACTCCGGTTCTCGACATTTGCTGCAGTGTTTGGCCCTCCGACTCCCGTCTAGCTCATCGTCATAGAGCCATATTGCAGAGCGGGGGAACGAGTGCATCTCAGCCTTGCTTGGGGACACTAGCCCCACAACTGCGCCCTGCAGTGCATTAGCAGCGTGATCTAGCGCTGCGCGCCTTATAGTTGCAGCAGCCTTATGTGCCTCAATCCGTGGGCTGTACTTCAGGGGACCGAGCATCTCTACAAGCTTGGCGTACGCTGGGGCTGAAGGTGCGACGGCTGTTGGGACACCATGAGTGAAGATGCCCAACGCAGCCTTAACACGCTCCTCCGTGGTGCCAAGCACATCCATGCCCGAGGAAAGGATCTTCGCCGCCTCCATGGCTGACAGCTGGTCCATTGGCTGCTTAATGCCTGAACCCACCGCGCTATCACGATCGCCGACCATTTCACGCCGCGCACGCGGACCGGCTGGAAGTCGCATGCCAGGTAGGCGGGGGCGTTCGAGCTGCAAAGGATTGATGAACCGTGACAAGCCGGAGCGAGCCTCATTCATCGTTGGAACCAGCCGCGCATCATGTCTAGTCGTCTCGCTAACATTGCGCGCGTATTTCTGCAAACCCTCGAAACCTTGCGATATTGTCCAATCGCTGCCGACAACATCCTCATCATCCACGCTATCCAGCAATATCCCTCCAACATCAGGGTGCCAAACGCCAGGACGGGACTCAAAAAAACGCATATGAATCCCACGAACGCCAAGATACTCCCGCAAAATATGCACCTTGGGGTAAGGCTGTAACCCCGTGAAACCAAGCTCGCGTTCAAAACAAAAACCATCCTCCAAATCAATACAATTAAACGCAACATATCTAAAAAGGACAAAAAACGTGACAAGAAGAAAGAGGATAACGAGATTTGGGGCGGAACTCGTAAAGTAGAACACAAGGTCGAGGTACACAAGTGCGACGATGAAGGTGAGGAAGCAGCGGGTATTTCGGTTGAGATTAAGCATTGTAGAGTGAGGTTTAGGTATTGATGTTGGG